GACGTTGACAGTCATCTCAGCTTCCTGCGCCTTCTTGAGCCACTTCTCGGCGTTAGCGCGATAGCGTTCCGCCAAGGTTAGCGTTTTAGTTTCGCTGAGCTTGATCCAAGTGCTACGGGTTCGCTTGTTTTCAACAATTTTCATGTCTCCAACAAAACCGCCACGGTTCAAAACAGCCGTGATTAGATTGCACACTTGCGGAGCCTCCAAGGAAGCAAGCTTGGTTTTCTTCTCCGCACGAGCGGCTTTGATTTGATCACGGTAAGCCAAAACCTCTTCGCGGGTGAACGAATTGCCGTGGTTTACACGCTGAACGATTGCGTCATTAGTGAGTACGAGTTGCATCTGTCTATCCTTTCTATGGTTTTGCCAGTATTAGCCGCCAAGGTTTGGCGTTTAACCCTTGCGCCGCGATAAGGCTACTGACTTGCAAGGGAACTCGGCTACGTTCTTTTAACGGGGAACAGCCTGCCGAGGTTAATTGTTAACGGTTTGAATTGTCCAAGTGGTTTCAGTCGAAGCGGGTTGCTTGGTCAACTCACTTCGCGCCTTCCTTGCGGGTCGAACAGGTTCGCGCCTATTCAGTCGATCAGGTAGCCATAAGATGTACCACCCGTAAGCAAATCGACTCGGCCATAATGGCCGCTTAAGCTAGCGTAGCGTCACCGGGACTGGATCAATTGCACCCTACTCCCTCGGCTCGCCTAGCCGATCAGGTTCTGACTCCGTAGCGGGATACGCCCTCGGCTCTTATGTCATTGCCCCGACCGTCGGACCTTGTGGCCCGCCTTCGACTAAAAGAACGTCGGCTCCCCCGGACTGCGCCCTATACCGTTCGAGACGGGTTCGGGGAGTTGCCTCCGACACTCCCCACAATGCACACTCGGTATTGGGTAGCGAGAAAAATCTTCACAAATCGTCATTTCACCTCTCAAAAAAACTTCCGGTAACAGTTTATGGGATACGCAAAAACGACAAGCCCGCGCACCCGAAACGGCCCCCGTCACTAGCCCCTCGCCTAAGCCCTAAGTAAGGGCAAGGAACACCCCCAGAAGCCACAAGGAAGCCCAAGCCCAAGCTATCCCCAGCCTAGCCCCCAGAATGTCCGCTCTTCGCCCAGGGCGCAAAAGCCATATAGTGGCGCAAGCAATCCAGGCACAAAGACACCCCACTTGAACTAGCAATGCATTGGCAAGCGTGAGTCAATGTCCGCCGGAATCCTTTCCCCTACCTTCTTAGGTAAGAAACCCAACAATAGGAAGCGGTGGACACACTATTGCCACGCAATTGCATTGCAATATACAAGCAACTCACTTGTTTTGCTAGTGTTAAGCACTTACTTTGCAGCAACCCCAGGGGGGGCGGGGGTCAACACTCGGCCACGCTGTCGCATATTGATAGGTCAACAAGCCACTTTAAAAAATTTGCAAATAGGCACTTGACATACCGATATGAGACTCTGTATGGAGTTTGCATGAGCAAGAAGAAGGCAATTGTGAAGAGCGTGGAGGAGGCGCAAGCTACGCTTAATCACAGGTACATAGAGAAGCGGAAGCCCAAGGAGGCGGCGTTAGCGTTGGATATGCTGGCTAATGGGGAGACGTATGCGAAGGTGATGTCTACTACGGGTATAGGGTTTGTGGCACTATCGGCTTTGAGGGCGCGGCATGAGCGGGCTTTGGAGGTAAGGCGCAAGGAGCTTGCGTTAGATGGCTTTGAGATGGCGGAGAGGATGAGGGCGTTGGTGGCGAAGAAGACGGAGATGTTGATGGAGGATGATGAGGCGTTGATGAAGACGCCGCTTAAAGACTTGACGCTAAGCTATGGCATTAGTGTGGACAAGGGCTTGCAGGCTCTTGGGGAGCAGAAGGTGGTGGTGGAGCATAGGACGGGGAAGCCGTCGCTTGCTGACGCCATGAAGGCTATTGAGGAGGCTAGGGCAGCTTTACGGAATGACACCATTGCAATACTCACGACCCCTGTTCAGCGAGTGGAGTCCGTCGTTGAAGTGGACGGCGACGATGACGAAGGAGGGGACAATAGCGTGGTGGAGTCCCGAAATCAGGGTTAAGGTGGTTTACCTTCCTGCGCTTTATGAAGATTACATACCAGAAAAACCCTACTAGTTCAGTTGGAATTATGTTTGGGAAGATGTATGTAAAATCTTCATGGACAAATGTTTCTACCGGAAAGCGCCATGTTAGTCTCTACTGGAACTGGACTTTGAGCATTGGTCTTTTCCGTGGCTTGCTTATGGTTAGCGGAAAACATAGAGCCGTATGTCGTTAGTCTGGAAGCAGCACCCAATACTGACGCCTCCTACGATTGAGGAGATGGCGCGGATGGACCCCAAGCAGTTGGTTCACCTGTGGGGTGTCTACCATGAGGCCATTGAGAACGCTGAGCGTGATCCCTATCGGTATGGCTTTAAGCTAGCCAATTGGATGGAGGCGGAGGATCTACTGGCTAAGAAGAATGAGATTCTTGTTAGCGGCGGAAATCGTTCGTCTAAAACGAGTTGGGCTGCTCATGCGGTGGTGAAGGCAGCGATTGAGAACGAGGGGTCCGTTATAATGTGCTTCGCCCAAAATGCTGACGTTTCCATCAGACAGCAGCAGTCCGCGATCTACGATGCGCTTCCCGAGGAGCTTAAGCGCAAAACTCTTGGTACTGAGGAGAATGTCTCCTACACGCGAAAGAATGGCTTTAGCAAGTCGAGCCTCATCCTGCCGGGGAGCAAGAGCCACATCATATTCAAGACCTACTCCCAGTTCTTAAATAACGACACCATCCTTGAGGGTGCGGAGTTGGGTAGCCGTATCTGGAAGTGGATCAATGTTGGTGCGTGGTGCGACGAGTACCTGATTGGCCCTGAGTTGTTGAACACGTTGCGCTTCCGTCTGGCTACACGCAATGCCAAGATGATTGTGACGTTTACCCCTATTGATGGGTATACGGAAGTGGTTCGCGACTATCTAGAGGGTGCGCGGACGCTTTCCTATAAGGAAGCCGAGCTACTCAACCATCGGAAGGTTCCGTTCCTGCAAGAGAGCAAGAACCGGAATGCGGGCATCATCTACTTCCACTCCCGCGACAATCCTTTCGGCGGATATGAGCGTATTGCCGAGGATTTGAAGAACCGTCCTGAGGACGAGATTCTATGCCGTGCCTACGGCGTTCCGACGAAGAGCAAGAGTACCCAGTTCCCCAACTTCTCGGTAGAGGTGAACGTCGTTAAGCATGAGTCCATTCCCACCAAGGGACTCACGCGCTACATGATCCTCGATCCGGCAGGACGAAAGAACTGGTTCATGGCTTGGATCGGCGTTGATGAGGCCGGTACGTTTTGGGTCTATAGAGAATGGCCCGATGTAAACGTGGGAGATTGGGCTAAATGGCATGGCGGCAAGTGGATTGGTGGAGAAGGGTCCAAGGGGTTGGGTTATGGCATCAGGGACTATGTGGAGCTTATCGGCAATATGGAAGAAGGGGAAACCATCTTTGAGCGGCTGATTGACCCTCGGCTTGGTGCGGCCAAGTACCAGACGCAGAATGGGGCTTCGTCCATCATAGAGGATCTGGCTGATGCTGGGCTTACCTTTGTCCCGGCTCCCGGTTTGGACATTGAGGACGGGCTACAGGCGTTGCAGACCAAGATGGCCTACAATCGCAGGGTGCCCATGGATAGCGTCAACCGCCCACACTTCTACATTTCTGATCGGTGCCAAAACATTATTGCCGCGCTACAGGAGTACACGGCGGATGGTGGCCCAGATGAGGCACACAAGGATCCTATCGACGTGCTGCGGTATGCCGCGATTGATGGCATCCGCTACGTTGACGACAAAGCATTTAACAAGTCTCGAAGAACTACAGGAGGATACTAATGGAACCTATCAATACCCCCATCATTGCTTTGGCCGACAAGCTGGGCAAGACCGTCAACGATTTGTTGGCTATTAAGAACACGAAGCTGACCAAGGGCCAGCATTACACAGGCTATGGCAAGAACACCTACTTTACCCCCGAGGGTGTGGCCGAGGTAGAGCTTGCGCTAGAAGTGCCGCTGGCTGTGCCTAACAAGCTGAACGGTGTGGTGTTGCATCCGGCGCGTAACCCCGACTGGGTGATGGTGAAGCTAGAGCATAAGGACGGGAAGATCCCGGTGAAGATCGGGCGGAAATACCGTGGTAAACTTATCGGCAAGCGCATCGTCATTGATGCAATCACAGACGCAAGCGGATCAACTACTTACCGTCATGCAGAACTCCGAGGATGACCCAACATCTAATCGCGAGTGGCTGAATGAACAAGTGGATCGTCTGCTTGGGTTTGAGATATTGCATCGAACCCTACACGCCCAGTATCAACCAATCGAACCAACTGCCCTCTCCGACAAAACCGGACTAGACCGTAATGCGGCTAAGCGGATT